ACCCATCAGTCTCCATTCTGCTGTGTTTGGATCAAGGATCATGATGTCCCCATACGTTGTAGTTCTGGGGGTTGCCATCATGTTTGCCAATGCAGTCGATGCACCCACCCAATTCAGGTTTCCACGTAAAGCATTGTTACTTGCTAATCCCTTCCACATGTTGACAATATCACTCTGCAAAGGGGTGTCTGCAGTGGCAAGGGTTTCCATTGTTATACCACTGGTTGAATTAACTCCAGTGGGGGCATTGGAAGATCCATCTCCAACAATGCCTTTGTTTTCAATTTCGACAGCAAGGGTTCTGGCAATGTCATTTCTGACAAATGCTTCAACATCCATTGAACTCTGCTTGAGCAGGGATGCACCGATATCAACAAAGGCACCCACAGTTTTTCCATCCATGGTTCTGGCAATGAACGTCTGATTGGATTCTGTGATTGCTCCATTTTCTGCAACCCAATAGGCTGTGCTTCCTGCACTGATTCCAGGAATGGAAACCTTGCCATTCAGTCCATTCAGTTCTGTGACTCCAACATCACCAAAAACCATGTTTGCTCTCATGACATCAATGAAATTATTGGAAAGAACATCAGTCTGAACTGTATATCCACCAAGGGAATCTGTGCCCACAATCAGGTCAGCACGTTGTTCCAGTTGCTGTCCATAGATGACATCTGATGGAACCCATGCACCCTGGGGATCAATTCCATTTTTGTCTGATTGTGCCCTTGATGCTTCAAATTCAAATGATGCATCTTCCTGCAATTTCCTGTCTGAAGGATTTGCAAGTGCCCTGATCAGTTTCATCCAAGAATATTTTGGAAGTTCTTTTGGGGTCATTCCAATGGCATGAACTGTTTCAGGTTTCCTGTTCTTGATTTTTTCAAGAATCTCACATTGGAATTCAGGAACTGTTCTGCCATCAACAATGTATTTTCTGGCAAGATCCTTTTCCCCATGTTCTTCACCATATGATTCAATCTCAGAAATTCTGGCAAGTTCTGCCTTCTGGATTGTTTCTCTCAGTTTTCCTTCATCAACCACAGGGGTTGGTGTTGGTTCTGCTACAATTTGTACTGTTTCCACTTTCTTCCTTTCAAGAATTTGGGTCTTGTGATTCTGATCTGAAGATCTGCCAACAGTAGCCAGGGGGTCTGCACCAGAAGGAACCACTGAAATTTCCATTGGTTGCCAATCTGTTGCCCTGTATGTTGGGGTTGTTGATTCATCTTCAGTTTTTTCCATTTCAAAAATTTTGTATCCGACTGAAACCTGTGACCTGATACCATCCACAATGTCCTGAAAGATTTCTGAAGATAACCTGCCACGGCCAAACTTCAGACTTGCCCTTCCTTTTTTATCTGGTCCGATTGATGCTGATTCAACAACACCCACCTGATCTGAAAATGAATGATTTAACAAAACAGGTGCCCTTTGTTCAAGTCTGCCAAGACGAACAGAAGACCTGTCATGGTCTAGGATTTCATTGCCAAACTGACGTTCCACTGGTTGCTCACTCGAAAATATAACTTCAACTGTTCTTGCTTCTTCATCGATCACTTCCTGAACCAAGGAAAAATCCCTTGAAAGCATTCCTGTCTGAACCTCCTTGATTTCAAAATCATCCAGGTTTCTTTCAGGATCAAAAAAACCATCTTCATCCTTTTCATCCTGGGGTTCTGCATATCTCAGTTCAGGCCATTCTTCTTTTGTTTCAATTTCTTCTGTAAGTTCCACTTTTGTTTCTTCCATGGTCATTTCCTTTGTGTGTTATTCATCAACTTCTTCAGGTTCCCCATAATCTATTTTCCCACCAAATGGGGTGTTTTCCTTCAATCCAAGATCCCTGATGATGTCCCTTTCTCTTGCAACCTGATTGATAACTTCATCCCATTCCTTCCCCCTGTTTGCAGTAATATCAGTTAAGCTTTCAACACCCAACTGAACTGCCAATGCCTTTGCTTCAATTTCCTGTTTGGGGTTCACATATTCCCAACCCCTTGGAATCCATCTGACATCTTCAAACTTTGTAACCTTGGACATGGGCAAGTTAGGCAGATCATCATATTCAAACCATCCTGCAGTGATGGACATACGGAGCCACGATTTGTAAACCTTGGAACAAAAATTGTGGATCATGAAATTTTGAAGCATCAACCATTGGGATCTTTCTTCTGAAAATCCTGCCCTGATTGAACTGTAGTTCACTGATTCAAGGTCATTGCTCAGGCTGTTGTAATTGACCAAAAGACCTGATGCCACAGACCGCAAAATGGTCTTGGTAAAATCCTTGTAGGCAGTGTTTGGATGTCCAGGATTGAATGCCTTGAAATCCATTCCTTCAGGCAACTGTTGAAAGGTTCCAGGTTCAAATTCTGTGATCAGGTTTTCATCTTCATCAACTCCTGTTCCAACATAGGAATCAGATGCTTCTGATGTGAAAAATCCCTGGCTGGAACTTGCCACCCTTGATGCTGTCAATTCTGAAAGTTGATATTGGGCAAGCATGTCCAGGGGTCTGATTGCAGTGTTCAACCAGGGAACCCCCCTAGATTGTCCTGGTCTTTCCTGAATGTATAAATGAACCATTTCATCTGCAGGAACCCTTTCTGTTTTTAGTTTTCCAGGAAGATTGCTTGGATTGATCCCAGGGTTTGTAAGGGTCTGATGGTATGCCAGGGGTTTTCCAAATCTGTTTTGTTCAATGCCCATGATGATTGCAGTTTCAGAATCAAGGGTTTTGTTCAACTGGATTGGAAATGCATCTGATTCAAGAACCCACAAACTGAACTGGAAAGGATTGTCTTCAACCCCCTTCATCAGTCTGATGAAAACTTCACCATCCCTTGCCAATGCTTCAACCACCTGTCTGCATGTATCTACAAAATTAGACCTGGAATCCATGGAACAGAAGTTTGGATTTTCCCCCCAGATTTTCCATCCCCTTTCTAGTCTGTCATTGTCCAAATCATCCAATGATCCATCATCCCTTCTGGTCTTTGCCTGGAAATTGATGCCATTCAAAACCACATTTGATTTGACCATTGCCAGAAATTTCCTTGCCAGTTCATTGTCCTGACAGATCTGCCTTGATCTGTTTCTCATCATCTGAAGAGATTGGAAGATTTCCTGATCTGCAGAATTGGAAGTTCCATTGAATCCAGAAAATAATTCTGATGATTTTGCAGATGCATACATCCTGGAAAAGTTGGGTTTGTAAACCCTTCTTTTGGGTGCATCAGGTGCCCTTCTGAAGGGGTTCCAGATTGCCATATTAATATCTGCCTAAACGTGTTTTAATAATTCCATTATGCCCCAGACCTTTCCTGGTTCGTTGCATCCTTTTTTCCTTCAACCATTCTGCTTTGAACTTGTTTCTGAACAACAGAAGATCCTGAATGGACATCCTTGAAAGGGATCTGCCAGCAATAGAAAAAGACATCTGATCCTGTGATGCCCTGCCCTGAATCACTGCTTCAATTGCATCTAAAACTGTTTTGACATAGGGTTCAGGATCTGCAGTTGATGTTGCCTTGTTTGGTATGACTTCCCAGGTTCCTTCACCAATCTGAACCCTTTCTGAATCAGATGATCTGGTGATATATCCAGCCCACTGGTAGATCCCAACCGTATAGGAAGCAGTTGAACTTGATGCAACTTCAACCAAGTAATCAGTACCAGATTCTGATGCAGTGATGCTGATGGCAGTTGAACCAGTTCCATTGAGTCTGGCTGTGTAGGTCAAAGCATAGGAAGCAGGGGGATAATCAGACCCAAGATCATCCCTTTTCCAGGCCAGATAATCCCCTGCCACAATGGGGTTCTGGTATTCGTCCAGGGTGGGTTCCAGGGTTCTGTAGTTCGTAGAATCAAATAGATTGGACATTAGTTTTTTTAATCAATGTTCAGCTGAAATAACCAGGTTGCAGCAAACCCTTAAGTGCTTGATATTATTAGGATCGATCCTATTTTGAGATATTAGAAAATCTAATCATAATCTGTTTAAACCTGTCACCCATCCTGCCCTTTGTGGTCTTCGTCTGACCTTCTTTGGTTGGGTCTTTTCTTTGATATGTTCATTGCTTGAAACCTTCTGCTTGAGAAGTTCCAGATTTGGATTCAAATTCAGAAAGGAAGCAACTGCATAAACCCTGCAGTCAAGCACTTCATTCCTTCTGTAAACCTTCACCCATTCCCTGGATGGAACCCCCTTTTTCATTCTGGTCACCACTTTTTCTGCAGTCAGTTGTCTGAAATATTCCTGATCATATGTGATTGGAAAATGCTGGTATCCTGGCCCAACTGTTTCAATCTTCAGTTTTGAATAAATCTGTTCCTTTGCTGTATCAACTCCCAGGGTGTAAAGATGACCCTGACCCTTTGCCAACTTCGTTGGGCGGTTGATGATGGGCTTTCCTGCCTGATTAGATCCTTTTGATGCATGGATTCTTTTGAATGATCTTGCAGAGCAGTATCTATAAACTGCATCTGCATGGTGTCCACCAGAGTCAACAAAGGCACTTGCAACACCTAATTCCACCCCTGAAGGATGTTTGAATTTCCTGTCCAGTATCTCATCCAACTTCTGCCAGGGAATCTGGGTTGCAGGGTCTCCATAAATTTCCTGATATAAGATTGAATAAACCTGTTCATCTGGTGTGATTCCAATAATTTCACAGGCCAATCTGTCATCCTGGGTGTCACATCCTGCAACCAGAAGAACAATGTTTTCATCAGGCAGTTCAGCATCTGAATAATCTTCCCTTCTGGTATAAAGATATTCCCATTCCAATCCTTCCCCCTGTTCTTCCCAACATTCACCGAAACTGTTCGTCCATGCTTTCAACAGGAATGCATCACCTTTACATTCTAAAAAATCCTTGACCCAATCGGCCCATGACCTCCACCCCACAGGACTGTATAACCCATTGATCGAATACCCCTGAACCTTGGGATTCTGTGGATTTGGGTTGGTTGCAATCCATTCCCCTTGAGACAACATCCATGTTTTTTTAGATTCAGGAATTAATTCATGACAGGATTGACATTCATATTTTGCAGATTCCGGCAGGTGCCTTCCTTCTGCATCCTTATCCCAGACGATTCCTTTCCATTCAAGGGGTTGCTTTTCTTTGCATTTGGGGCATGGCAGATAGAACTTTTTCTGGTTGCTGAATCCATACTCCCTTTCAATTCTGCAGACCCCTTTGATGGTTGGGGTTGAACATAAGAAAAGTTTCCTTCTGGCATAGGTGGAAGTTCGTTTTTCAGCCAATGAAAGGGGGTCACCTTCCCCACAATCAGTAGGCCATGCAGATATTTCATCACCAAAAAGCAAAGCAACAGGCATGGAACGCAAACCAACAGCAGAGTTGGCACCAGTAGCAACCAGAACCCCACCAGGAAACTCTTTTGTAAGAATCGTATTATTAGATTCACGGGCTTTTGGATCACCGATCAAACCCTGGATTTTTGGAATCATTGAAATGCTTGGTGCCAATCTTTGCACGGACCATCTTTTTGCAAGTTCCACTGTGGGCTGAACCATCAGGATTGGTTTTGGATTCATCATCATTGAATACAGAATCCAGTTGTTCCCCATCTCTGTCCCCCCTATCTGAGAAGGTTTCATAAAAACCACTTTCTCTGTTCGTGAAGATGGGCTTAATTCTTCTTGAATCTGGATCAAATATGGTGTCCGTGAATTTCTCCATTGTCCTGGTTCTGCAGATGATTTTTGTGGTAGAACCCTGTTCTTTTCTGCCCATTCTGCAACAGTTTGAACAGGGTCCAGTTCCAATCCTTTTGAATATGCTTCCTTGTAAACAGATCCACCCTTTGGATGTTCAACCTTGGTGTTGAAATCAACAGGGAATGGTTCAGTTGTTTGTTCACACTGCAAGGGGCATTTCTACCTGTTCAGGTTTTGTTCTTTCCCTTCCAAATAAGTTCCCCTGACTTTCTGCATCACTGATCCTTTTGCAGGCAATTTCAAAATATTCAGGGTCTTTTTCAATGCCTATGAAATGCCTGTCAAGGTTCATACAGGCAACCCCTGTGGTTCCTGATCCCATGAATGGGTCCAGGATGGTTTTGGATTCTGGGAGAAACCCCAAACACCATTCCATCAATGCAATTGGTTTCTGGGTTGGATGTTTCTTGACATCTTGAATGGCCTTTGATCTGGCATAATTAAAAATTCTTGATGCTTTGTTTTGACTGGTCCAGGCCATCTCAAAATCTGCTAAAGAGAAATCCCTTTGCCCTTTGTCCCAAATCAACCATCTCATTGTGGGT